ACGTGCATCCCCGCGTCCGGCCCCGCCGCCGGGACGACGATCACCCCCGGCGCCGGGCAGACGTTCATGTTGGCGAAGCCGATCACCCCGCACCGCGGGCAGGTCGGCTTGATCTTGCGCTCCGTCCAGACCTTCTGCACCGCGACGCCGAGTCCGCCCGGCTCGGGTGTCATCCCCGGCCCGCGCCCGTCTCCGTTCTCGTTCACAGGAAAAGCCCTCCCTTTCGCCGCGCAGGATAACACCCCCCGGAAATAAACGCCTCGGTCAGTCCAGTATCCCCGACCGTGGGGCCACGCCGGCCACCGGAGGGTCAATGGGAGACAGAAACAGGCTCGCGCGCGAACTGCGCAAAACCAACATCGACCTCGGCGAATCGTCCCTGGTCGTCAGGGACGCTGCCGGCGCCTCGCTCCTCGACACCGCCGACCTGACGCCCGACCCCGGCGTGCTCGCCGCCGGGGCCGAGGTGGCGCGCGTCTACCGCCGCGTGTTCACCCTCACGGACGCGCAGGTAAAAAGCTTCCCGACTGACGTCCGCCACCAGCTGCTCGCCGCGCCCGGCGCGGGCAAGCGGTACGTCTTCATCCAGGCCGAAGTGGAAACCGACCTCACCGCCGACTACGACATCGAGGACATCCTGGACGGCGACCGCCTGACGGTCAGCATCGGGAGCGTCGGAGACGACTACATCGTCTCGGACGCCTCGCGGCAGCGCGACGCGGACTCCATTTCCGCGCTCGCCGACCTGCTGACGGGCGGCGGCGGGTCGGCGACGCTGCTCCCGTCGCGCTCCGTCGCGGCCGGCTTCACCTACCCGGCGACCGTCCCCGTCGCCGCGCTCGAGAACCAGCCGATGTGGCTGCGGCTCAACGCCAGCCAGAACTACGGGGGCGGTCACGCCTCGAACTCCTTCACCGTGACGGTCTACTTCGCCGTCGTCGGGGCGGCTTAACCGATGGCCGAGAATCAACTGGTCGAAATAGGCGCCACCGGGCTCGAGTTCTGGAACGGGCGCATCGAGGACGAGCACCTCTTCGAACTCAGGCACGGGATGTGGCCGCCCGTGGTGCGCCGGATGCTCGACGACGACGTGATCTCGGCCACCCTCTTCGCCGTCGAGATGATGGCCCGGCAGGTCACCTTCCACTTCGACCCCGCCTCCGACACGCAGAAGGCGCTCGAGTGCCGCGACTTCTTCAAGGGCGCTTTGGACGACATGAGCAGCTCCTGGTCGGAGACGCTCTCGGAGATCTTCACCTTCCTCGCCTGGGGCTGGTCGGCCCCCGAGATCGTCTACAAAGTCCGCGGCGGCGACTCGCGCGACCCGACGCGCAAGAGCAAATACTCGGACGGCCTAATCGGCTGGCGCCGCTGGGCGCCCCGCGCGCAGGAGACCCGCGACCGCTGGGAGTTCGACGACTCGGGCGGCGTCCGGGGCTGGTGGCAGAAGGCCCCGCCGCGCTGGGACGAGCGGTTCATCCCGATCGAGAAGACGCTGCTCTTCCGCACCGACACGCACAAGGGTTCGCCGGAGCCGCGCGGCCTGCTCCGCCGCTCCTACCGGCCCTGGTATTACAAGGCGCGCATCCAGAACATCGAGGGCGTCGGCATCGAGCGCGACCTGGCCGGTCTGCCCGTCGCGTGGGTGCCGCCCGAGTACCTCTCGCCGACCGCCACCGCCGAGCAGCAGGCCGTGCTCAACGCCATCAAGCGCATCGTCACCAACGTCAAGAGGGACGAGCAGGAGGGCGTCGTCTTCCCGCTCGTCTACGACCGCGTGACGAAGCAGAAGACCTTCGACTTCCAGCTCATGGCCTCCTCGGGCCGCCGCCAGTTCGACACCAACCAGACGATCGAGCGCTACAACACGGCGATCGCCATGTGCGTCCTCGCCGACTTCCTCCAGCTCGGCCACCAGAACGTCGGCACCCAGGGCCTCTCCTCCGACAAGACCGAGATGTTCTCGGTCGCGATGGGCAGTTTCCTCGACGGCGTGTGCGACGTGATCAACCGGTTCGGCGTGGCGCGCCTCGGGGCCCTGAACGGCTTCCGCGCGAAAGACCTCCCGACCTTGAAGCGCGGCGACGTGGAGGCGCCCCCGCTCGGCATCCTCGGCGACTTCGTCGCGAAGCTGTCGGGCGCGAAGGTGCGGTTCACCGCCGAGCAGCAGGCGTGGATGAAGCGGCAGGTCCGCGGCATGCCGGTCAAGGACGAGGAAGAGAAGAAGCTGGTCGCCGAGGCCGACGCCGAGCGCAAGCAGGAGCTGGCGGCCAAGACCGCCAAGCCCGACGGGCGCGAGGACGCCCAGGCCGACAAAAAGAAACCCCGCCCGCAGGGCGACGACGTGAAGCGAGGGAAAGAATGACCGAGAAGCACGCAGGACTTTCGACCGCCGCCTCGCGCGCCATCCAGCGCGGCGTGTGGCTCATGCAGCCCGAGTACATCGAGTTGATGGAGGAGGTCGCGCTCAGGGCGCCGGCCGACGCCTTCGACCGCCTCATTTCGGAGCGCGCGGTGCAGGGCAAGCCGATGACGCGCCGCGAGGACTGCCGCGCCTACGTCCGCGACGGCATCGGGGTGCTGCCCGTCACGGGTCCGATCTACCGCTACGCCAACTTCTTCACGGCCTGCTTCGGCGGGGCCACCGTGACCGACCTCGGGCGCGCCTTCTCGGCGCTCGTCTCGGACCCGGACTGCCACGCCATCGTGCTCGAGATCGACTCGCCCGGCGGCGAGGTCAACGGCCTCAACGAGTTCGCGGAAATGATCTACGCCGCGCGCGGCAAAAAGCCGATGGTCGCGAGGGTCGGCGGGATGGCCTGCTCGGCCGCCTACTGGATCGCCTCGGCCGCCGACCAGATCGCCGTCGACGAGACGGCGGTGCTCGGCTCGATCGGCGTCTACTGCGCCATCCCCCAGGAGGGCGGGGGCAAGTCGAAGATCTTCCGCTCGTCGAACGCGCCGAAGAAGAACCTCGACCCGATGAAGAAGGAAGGGGCGGACTCGATCCAGCAGCGCATCGACGCCTTCGAATCCATCTTCATCGCCAAGGTCGCGCGCAACCGCGACGTGACCGTGGAGCGCGTGGTCGAGGGGTTCGGGCAGGGCGACGTGTTCGTGGGCGAGGCCGCGATCGAGGCGGGGATGGCCGACTACCTCTCCTCGTTCGAGGCGACGATGGACGCGCTCTACGAGGCGCACGCGCCGGCGAACCCGGTGTCGAAAAGTATCGCGGCGGCGGGCGAGACAATCGCCGCCGTCAACGACCGTCCCGCCGAAGCGGCGGGCGACGACGGCGAGAGCGAGCCCGCGGGCGTCGCCGCCGACGGGGAGGCCACACCTCCCCGAACTTCTCATGAGAGCGAGGGAACGATGGAAGAAAAAGATCAGATCACGGAAGCGGCCGCCGCGGCTCCGACCGCCGAAGAGGTGGCCGCGCTCCGCGAGCAGTTGGCCGCCGCGGAGGCCGCGCGCGTGACGGCGGAAGCCGACGCCAAGCGCCTCGAGACGGAGGCGGCCGAGCGCGAACTGCGCGACCGCATGGCGGCGCGCGCCACGCATTTCACCGGCGATCGGGCCGCGAAGATCGGCCTCATGGTCAAGATGGCCGGCGCCTTCGGCGAAGACTCCGAGGAGCTGGCCGAGTACGAGCGCGACCAGAACGCGCGGGCGGCGCAGGGCGACCTCGCGAAGATCGTCGAGGAGGCGGGCACCGCCCGCAACGCCTCGAACGACGGCACCGCGGGCGGCCAGCGCCCCGCCGCCGAGATCCTCGACGAGAAGGCCAAGGCGGTCGCCGCGGCCAAGAACATCTCGCTCGGCGACGCCTACTCGGAGGTCATCGCCGCCAACCCCGAACTCTACGAGCAGCACCGCACGGGTCTGCAGGCCGCCTCGACCGGCCTCTACCAGACGGCGCCCACCGCGGCGGCCGAGTAACGGGCCGGGGCCGATCGCGGGCGGCGGTTCTCATTAGGTAAACCCGCCGCCCCACTCCCCCGGCCCCGCCCACTTCTTTCACACACCGACTTAAACCGGGCGCGGACTGACCCCGCGCGGCGGCGGGAGGGCGACCGGCCAGGACGCCCTCCCGCCCGACCGCGCGCCAGTCCGGGCCGCCCTGGAGGCGAGAGAACACACATGGCATGGGAGATTCCCGGATTCAGTTTCACGCTGCCGGCGGCGGCCGATTATTCCGCGGCCGGTAATCAGTTCAAGTTCGTCAAGAACGTCGCCGGGCAGGCCACGATCTGCACCGGCGCCACGGACAAGCCGATCGGCGTCCTGCAGAACACCCCGAAGGCGGGGCAGGAGGCGCAGATCATGGTCACCGGCATCAGCAAGGTGCAGGGCGACGCGAACCTCGCGGTCGACGACCTGATCGGCACCAGCGCCGACGGGCAGGCGGACGCGAAAATCCCCGGCACCGACACGACCGAGTACGTCGTCGGGCGCGTGATCGAGGACAACAGCGCGGCCGGCGGCCTCGCCACGTGCCTCATCAACTGCGCCAACCCGCACCGCGCCGCCTAACGCGCGCACCCCGAAGACCGACCTAACCTTCGAGCGCGCGGCGCCCTTCCTGGCGGGCGCGACTCACACACGGAGAACAACCAGTTATGCAACCGACAAGAGGACAGGTCCACATTGATGCGGTGTTGACGAACATCAGCGTGGCGTACATGCAGGGGATGGAGGACATGATCGCCTCCAAGGTCTTCCCCGAACTCCCGGTCAACAAGCAGTCGGACATCTACTACACGTACCCGAAGGGCGCGTGGTTCCGCGACGAGGCCAAGCAGCGCGCGGACGGCACCGAGTCCGCCGGGTCGGGCTACGGGCTCTCGTCCGACACCTACTCCTGCAAGGTCTGGGCGCTCCACA